TATCTCAATTTCCATTAGAAGATTCAAAAAAAATATTTGATATCAACCCTTTTATTAAAGCAGTAGGGAGTAAGATAGCTTCTAAACATAATTTTTTAGACTATGTTAGAACTATTCATGATCGTATGGAAAGAGCCTTCCCTGAATTTTTTAAGAAATATGCACAGCCCCAAGATCTGATTACTTATTCAGGAGGCATTGCTTTAAACGTCTGTATTAATACTCAACTAAAACAACAATTTCCTAGTTTAATTATACCTCCTCATTGTGCTGATGAAGGTTTAAGTTTAGGGTGTGTTGAATTTTTAAGACAACATTTTGAACAACCTAAATTTAAAAAAGATAACTTCCCCTTTTGGCAAAGTGATGTTGCTCCTATGGATAATCCTTCGGATAAAACCATTCGAGAGACTGCGGAAGAATTAGCTAAAGGTAAAATAGTCGGGTGGTACCAGGGCCATGGAGAAATAGGTCCTCGCGCTTTAGGAAATCGATCTATTCTCATGAGTCCTGAAGTTAAAAACGGTAAGTCGATTATTAATGAGAAAGTTAAACATCGAGAAGATTATAGACCTTTTGCTGCCTCTGTTAAATTAGATAAGGTATCGGAGTTTTTTGATTGGAAAGGTGAGAGTGAGTTTATGCTGTATAGTGTAAAATTTAAGGATAAAATATTTGATGCTATTTCTCACGTAGATGGAACCAGTAGAATACAAACAGTCAATCCTACACATTATTATTTTTATCAACTGCTAGATGAGTTTGAAAAACTAACAGGTGTTCCTATGCTCTTAAATACATCTCTAAATGATAATGGAAAACCAATTGCGGGGAAGCCTGAAGATGCTGTAAATCTTCTAAAAAATTCTGAATTAGACCAACTCGTAGTAGGTAATAGTATTTTATAGGGAATTACTCTATACAAAGAGACTAGAATTAATATAAATTATCAATTATAATAGAAAAAAGCTTTTTAAAAATTGATACTTTATGTTACAAAAAATAGGATTTCTACCAGGGTTTAATAAACAAATCACTCCCACAGGAGCAGAAGCTCAATGGACTGGCGGGGAAAATGTGCGTTTTAGATACGGTACACCTGAAAAAGTAGGTGGTTGGTCTTCACTTGGAGACAAAAAATTAACGGGTGCTGCACGAGCATTGCATCATATGGTTAATAAAGAGGGTATTAAGTATGCCATAATTGGAACCAATAGAATTTTATATGCATATTCTGGAGGGGTTTATTATGATATTCATCCTTTAACTAATCCATCAGGTACAGCTATCACCAATGCATTTACCACAACGAACGGTCAATCTACGGTCACTGTAACATTTTCTTCTGCTCATAATTTTCAAACAGGAGACATAATCCTATTTGGAGATTCTTCTACATTTAGTACTATTACCGACTCTGTTTTTGATGACACAACTTTTTGTGATAAAAAATTTATGGTAAATGATGTTCCTACTACAACTACTATAGAAATAAATGCAGGAGCTACTGAAACTGATTCAGGAGCCACAACTTCTGGAGGCATAACTTATTATAGATACTACCATGTCGGTCCGGCTGAACAAGTTGGAGTTTACGGCTGGGGTATATCCCAATTCGGTGGTACAGTTACTAACCCTCAAACTAATACTTTAGATGGAGCTTTAGGGGATAATGTTTATGGAACTGGCGGATCAGGAACAAGTATTGTTTTAGATTCTGTTACAGGTTTTCCAACTACAGGAACGAATTATATTCAAGTGGGAAGCGAAGAAATTTCTTACACAGGAGTTTCTGGAAGTACAACATTAACAGGAATTACAAGAGCAGTTAGAGGAACTACAAGAGCGGCTCACTCAGATGGAGCAACCGTTACTAATACAAGTGACTATGCTGCATGGGGTCAAGCAGCAGCCACAACTGATAAAGTGGCTGAACCTGGTTTATGGTCATTAGATAATTTAGGAGGTACATTAGTTGCATTAATAGTTAATGGAGCTGTATTTGAATGGGATTCAGATGCATCCAATGCTACTGCAACAAGAGCAACAATTGTAAGTGGTGCACCCACTGCATCTAGAGATATGTTAGTATCTACTCCTGATCGTCACTTAGTTTTATTTGGAACTGAAACAACAATTGGAACAACATCAACACAAGATGATATGTTTATAAGATTCTCTTCTCAGGAGGATATCAACACTTGGACACCTACTGCAATCAATAGTGCTGGTACACAAAGACTGGCCGCTGGATCACGGATCATGGGAGCGAAATTAGGAAGAAATGCACTTTACGTATGGACGGATACCTCATTATTTACCATGCGTTTTGTAGGCACACCTTTTACTTTCGCCTATGAGCAAGTAGGTACCAACTGTGGTTTGATTGGAAAAAATGCAGCCGTCGAAGTAGATGGTTCGGCTTACTGGATGTCTGAAAATGGTTTCTTTAAATTTACTGGTAAACTAGAATCATTAGATTGTTTGGTTGAAGACTATGTTTATGATGATCTTAATAAAACATCTAATCAAATGATTTATTGTGGATTAAACAACTTGTTTGGGGAAGTATTATGGTTCTATCCTACAGCTGATTCAAATGTTAATAATAGATGTGTGACATATAGTTATTTAGATTCAACAATTAATAGACCTATTTGGTATACCAATGCTAATTCATTGTGGCCACGAACAACTTGGATTGACTCAGCTATTTTTGGTTTACCTCATGCAACTTATTATGATGCCGATACAGATACATCTTTTGATGTGACTGGAAATACTGAGGGAGTTACTTATTACTATGAACATGAAACAGGAGTTAATCAAGTTAAAATAGGAACTACAGCAGCTATACCTGCTAATATTTTATCTGGAGATTTTGATATTACTCAGGATCAAAAACAAGGAATTACATTTAGAGGAGATGGGGAACATATAATGAGAGTAAGTAGATTTTTGCCAGACTTTATAACTCAGGCAGGGAATACTATTGTTGAATTAGACTTAAGAGATTTTCCAAATGAAACCGCAGCTAGTTCATCACTAGGTCCTTTTACAATTACATCTTCTACCAAGTATCAATCTTGTAGAGCTAGAGGCAGATCGGTTGCTGTTAAAATATCTAATACTGCAGTAGATACTAATTGGAAATTAGGAACTTTTAGGTTAGATGTACATGCAGGAGGAAGACGATAATGCCATTTAAATCAGAAGCGCAACGAAGATATCTATGGGCTAATGAACCAGAGATCGCAAGAGACTGGACAGATACTTATGGAAGTAGAATTCAAGCAGCTCTTGGTGGAATCATGGCGAGTAGAGTTGGATTTCAATTCGGTGGTAATCCACATGAAGCAACTAAAGGTAGTAAAAACGCAGGTCAGACTACAGGTGGAGTGACAAGTGGAGACGATGCAAAAGGACAATATATTCAAGATCAAATAAAAGCACAAGTTTCAAAATTGGGAGCACCTCCGGGACTGACTACAAGTACTGGAAATACTTCCCCACAACCAAAAGGTATAATACAAAGAGGTTTAGATTTTTATAATAAATATGGAGTGATACCCAACGCAATAAAAAGTTTTAAAAACCTTACAAGTAAATGGGGCTCTGGTTGGAATCCTAAGATGGGTCCAAGAATAGATATGGGATACAATCCAAATAGAGTGAATCCATTTTCTAGACCAAGCACAGGAGGTGAGGGTATTATACCAATGGCACCTTTTTTATATGATAATTATTATGCTGATGTGGATCAAAATCTTTATGATGATGATGAAACTGTTACAGAAGTAGATGATTTTGTACAGAGATTTAGAGTAGCAGACCCATATCGACAAAATCTTTATAAAGGAGTAGAGGATACCCCAATTACATATACATAATGGCAAAAATAGTACAATCATTAACCCGAGCTAGCGAAGACTACAGACAAGACGTAGCGCAATCTTTAGTAAGAGATTTAGACGCCGTCTTAGAAAAATTAAATACTACATTTCAAGAAGAATTAAAACAGGAGATAGAGGCTAGAAGCTTCTTTTTAGAATAATGGCTGTAGTCAACCAGTATAAATTTGTAGGAATAGACAATGATACTACTAACGGAGAATTAAATCCTTTTGGAAGTGGTTATCCTTTAGTAAGTGAAACATATGTTATTAAATCTATTTTAGTAACTTCTGCTGGCACACCTAGTCCTATTGTAACAAATAATTCTATTACCGCTATTAAATCAGCAGCTTTAACAGCTGATACTACTAAACAATTATTAACCCAACCGTTGATAGTCGAAGGAGGAACAACCCTTACAATTAAAGCAGGCAGCGCAGACTCATTTGATTTTGCTATCAGCTATCTAAACATCAAAAAAGAGGTAACAACATAATGAAAGTTCTAGAACCAGAAGAAATTATAACTACTATTTCTAACCTTAAAACAGGGGAAATATATAAAACCGAGGAGGAATGGAAGGCTCAAGGCATTGATAAAAAAGACATTCGAAGAGACATTAAAGTAATCATGCCAGCTCTTGATTAGTTCGCAAAAACAAAGTAAAGTATAAGATCAGGAAATATACCCTGCTTCAACATTAAAATAAGACAAAATTATGGCAATAACAGATATTAATATTTCAGACACTTTAGAAACCGGAGCACCCTCTATAACATATGAAGGAAATGAGGGACCTCAAGACCCTAGACAAGAGCAAATGGTAGCTCAACTAAAAGAAGAGTATAAAAAATACGTGTTTGAAATGCAAGAACAAGGATTAGAACCAATGTCTTTCCAACAGTTTATAGAACAAGTTATGGCGGAAGGCCAAATGAGTTCTGCACAACCTATGCCTAATAGACAGATGGCAGCTTATGGT